TGATCGACTTGACCTTGGCCCCGTCGATGCCCGCCTGAAACCGTTGCGCAAAAATGGCTGCACGGTTTGGGTCATAGGCGCCCGATTCCGGCATCTCGCAAAGTAGGGCAACCGCCCCAAGCGCCAGCGTCATCGCATGGGCCTGAATCATGGACCGGGGGACGGCGTTGTAGCTGTCAGAGAAAGCGTTCGTCGGGTCGAAACCGATGATCTGCCCTTGCTTTGGCTTCAGAAAGACCACGGCCCGGATTTGACCAGCAAGAAAGGGGTCAATGATGAACTGGCCATCCCCAACCTGCGTGAACGTTGAAGGCCGCCCTTCCCGAGGATCGGCGCGAGAAGCCGCTGAATCCATGCACCCTAAGGGCGTCAATTTGATGCCATTCCAGAACATCGCCTCGACGTCATGGACCTCGGCAATCTGGGAGACAGGCAGCGTCACGGTGCTGTCGTCAGCATCGAATTCAACGACATCGCGCCAGCATCGCGTCTCTTCGCAGATCTGAATCGCCGCCTGACGCAAGCAGAACTCAATGACCGGCTGCGGAACCGCCGGAACCAGAGGCACGACCAGTGGCAAAAGAGGTGCGAAGTTGGACATGGGAACCATCAAGCCGGTCTCCCCTGCGCCGCTTTGGCGATGTTTTTCTCGGAGGTGATGCGCCCCAGAACGCCATTCTGGAAGTCGGCGATATAGGCTTGCGCGCGCTCGGCACTGCCTTGAATGCCTGCATCCTTGGCGTAGCACTTGCCGATCACAAAGTTGGTCAAGGCCAGCCGGTAGAGATCATCGAGCGGAACGACTGCACCGTAGGAGGCGATGCTGTTGGGGTCGCCATCTGTTTCGACTGGCGCGAGTCGCTGGCCCACGACCGACTCAATCATTCCCGATCCATTGTTGGCAGGGAACACGATGAAATGGTGCGGTGTCGTCAGATCGTAGATGACGTGCTGGACCTGCTGCGACCGCGCGCCATTCCCGCGCCATCCCGGGAACATCTGATCAAGGATTTGCGGCTTTGGAAGTGGGCGCACGGCTCCACCACGCACCCGCTCTGCCTCGCTTTCATGGTTCGTGACGATGTTCGACAGCGCTTCGACCAGAACTGTATAGGCCGATGGCAATTGCTGCACCGCTCCCGCCTGCAGAGTGAGGACGACAACTGCGGTGCTGATATTCGGCTTCAACACCACTGCTTCGCGCAGCGCCTCGTTCAGGTATCCCAGCTTCTCGGGCAAAGACCAACGAGCGTGGTCCTCGTCAATGAGGGCCACGCTCGCGTCTTGCAGCACTTGGCTGGCGAGAAATGTCATTCATTCCTCAACTGGTTGCTTTCCGGGCGCCCTCGATGGCCGCGATCATGGAGGCAGCCTTCCAGTTGGGGTTCGGCTTGCGCCCGATCTCTTCCTCGTAGAGCTTGCGGAGTTCCTCGATGTCCATATCCTCGGACAGATCGGGCGCCCCCTGCGGCGCCACCGGGTCGGCGGCGGGTTGCGTTTGGGTCGAACCCACAGCGGCACCCTGCGTCAACACCACCGCAACGGTCGGCGCCTTGACTGTCGGCGCCACCGGCGCGGGAGCTGGCGCGGCGGGTTGCGCCGCCTGATCGTCGGCCAGCTTGTAGCCTTCGGTGATGCTCAGGAGACGGCCCAGATGGTCACTGTTGCTGACCATGGCAACATGCCGCCCCGTGCCGTCGTCCTTGAAGTGATAGGTGACGCCGCCAAGCTCGACCTGCGATCCGCCCTGGCGCTTCAGTTTGCATTCAACCAGCATGTGTTTTCCCTCTGGTAGTGCCTGCCCGTCACGGGCAGGGCGTGGTCAGGATCAGTCGCGGCCGTAGCGCACGCGCAGGTGCAGCTTTTTGTTCGACGCCGCGGTGATGTTGGCCGCCGGAACGATGCCGATGGAGCGGTTGTCCGAGGTGCTGGTGATGGCGGCCAGCGTGGCGATGGCAACCTCGGTCCCAGTCGTGTTCAGGGTGCCTGCGCTCACCAGTTCGGTGCCAGAGGTGCGGGCCGTCACGATGTCGCCGGGAACACCGGTCATGAAGCCGATGTTCGCGTTGATGGCGCCGATGTTCTCGGCGGCAAATTCGAACGACAGGAAGCGGCAACCGGCGGGAAGCGCGAACAGCTCCAGCACATCGGTTGTGTTCACCGCCTCGGTGAAGACGTGGGTGATGATCACCTCCTGCGCTTCGCCAGCCTTGTGGGCGCTGGGAAGTTCACGGCGGGCCATGCCCTTGAAAATCGTGGTCTGTTTCGTTGCCATTGGAGCGGTCCTCTGTGGGCGCGATGATGGATTGGAGAAGGGCCGCCCGAAGACGGCCCCGGCTCATCAGGCGGCGTTGGGGTCTTTGGCCGCAGTGTCCAGCGCGCAGACGCCGAAATCCTTGCCGTTGAACACGGTCTTCTTCATGCCGAGGATCATGCAGACGTAGAAGTTGACGAGGTTGTCAGCATCGGCCAGCTTCTCGACCCAGTTCATCCGCGTGCCCTTGCCTGCGGCGCCATAGGCAACCATCCCGGCTTGCGCGCCCAGCAGCAGCGCGCGGGCGGCATCGACGTTGGCACCGGCGCCATAGTCGTTGAAACGCCGCACGCTTGCGTGTTCGTGCAGCACGAGGTTGTTGTGCAGGCCAAGGCCGCCCTTGCAGATCGGCGAATTGCGCCCTTCGGCTGTGGCCAGCGCCATGGCGATCTTCGACCACGACAGGTCGCCGGTCTCGGTGCGCAGCGAGTGGGTCTGGATGGGGCTCATCAGCACGACAAAGCGCTTGGTGCCTTCATAGGTGATGGGCTGCATCTGAACCACATCGGGGTTCGTCGCGTTCATCATCGTCGGCTTGACGGCGATCCGCTCAAGGAAGGCGATCGACATCTTGTCGGCGGTGGTGATGGTGGCCTTGGACGTGCCCGCGCCGCCATAAAGGATATGGTCGGTGTCGGGCGCCGTGACGGGGTTGCCCGCAAAGCCGATCTTCCACTTGGCGTCCTGGTTCACGGCGGCAAAGGCGGAATCGCCCGACAGGTAAACGAAGTAGCCCTCGTCCAGCCACTCGGAAATCCAGATGGCGCCATTGCGTTTGGCGCTCTTGCGCAGATCGTGAACAGTGCGCTTGCGGGACATGCGGCCACCGGCCGAGACGGCTTTCCGCACCTGGTCGATGCGCAGCTCGTCCTGATAGAAAGTCAGGTTCTCTTCTTTGCCTTCGATCAGGTCATCCCCGAACGTGGCTTCGCCGCGCAGGCGCATCAGAAGGTCGAACACAACGCGGTCGCCCGCGTCCTCTTCCAGTTCAACTTTGCGCTGAACGATGGAATTCTCGTCGTCGCCGACGAACTTCGTGCCCCAGTAGCTGCGCTTTTCGGCGTCGATGGCGAGGTCTGTGGCCCACCGCTTGACGGTTTGGGCCGATGACGTGCCGATCACGGTCTGCATTGGACTGCTCCATGGTCATATGGTTGATGACCCAGGCACATCCTATGCATGGTTAGTTGACTACCCCTACCACATCTGGGGCTTTCGATTCAACTGGGATTGGGGTCAGGCGCCTCCTGATCAACAGCCACGACAGGAATTCCCCGTGGAACGTCAATCAGGAGAACAACCTTGCCCTCTTTCGCCCGGACAAGCTCGACCGAAATGTCTTGGCCGATCAGGATTTTTGCGCCGTCACCGCGCCGCACATTCTTCTTGAGCATGTCCGCGATCCTTCTCACCGACCGCGCATGTAGGCGTCGTATTTGTCTTCCGGCAGGCGCGCCAGCATCTGTTCGGCCTGAATCGGGTCGATGGACATCATCTTGTCGATGGCTGCGAAGCTGCCGTCAGTGACAAGGCTGTCGTCGGCGCCATTCAGCCCGCCCAGCGTCTGAACCGGGTCCGGGCGCGGATCGGTGCGTTTGCCAACAGGCTCCGGCTTCGGCTGCTGCTGCGCCTCGGCCTGCGCCATGGCTGGCAGTGCCCTTCCCGTCACGGCTTTCACCTCGGCAGCGTAGAGGTCATAGGCAAGCCCGATCTGACGGTCGAATGGCATCGAAGCATAGGCCTGACTGCCGGTCACCGCGCGCAGGGCCGCATCCCATCCCTGAATATGATCCGCCGACCAGAGAGCCTGCGCCTGCGCGGCATTGGCGGCCTTGAATGCCTCAAGCGAAGCATTCCACTGGACGATCCGCTGCTGTGCCGCGTTGTTGGCCACTTGCGCCGCAGCTTCGATCTGCGCTTGCGCGACCGCCTGCTGCTTCACCAGCGCGGCTTGTTGCTGCTGGAACTGTTCGCGCGTGATGTCGGCATTGTCATACTTCTCAAGCAGCGCCTCGATCTCGCCGCCGATGCGGTCGATTTCAGCTTCCGCCGCGCTGGTGTCGGGAATCTGAATGGACTGCTGGGCCGCCTGCTGCGTGGCCTGCACCTGCGCTTCTTGCTGGGTCGCAGCCTCGGCCGCAACGCGCGCAGCCTCGGTCGCAGCCAGTTCGGCGGTGTTGTCCGGCGGGATCAGCGCATCATCACCGGCCTTCAACGCTTCAATTTCGGCCTCGGTCAGGTGTTTGTCGAGTTCACTCAGATCGAACTCTTCGGGGAGTTGGTCGGGTTTTGGCATCTGTTCCTCCTTCGGAATCACATGGCAGGGGTTGGTTGCGGTGCGGGTGCGGGCATCACCTGCCCCGCAGCTTCATTGCGGGCTTCGGCCAGCACACGGTCAGCGGCTTCGGCAACGACACTGGCCCCGGCGATCTGCACCGCGACCTCCATGGCCCCGCGCAGTTGCTCGATCACATCCGTCGTCGCGCCGCGTTCGATCTTCATCGCCTCGGCCAGCTTCTTGCGGGCGTCGGCCTCCTTGGCGCCAAGCTCGGCCTCGGCGGCCCGCTTGGCCATCGCGCTTTGCTCTGCCTGTGCCTGCTGTTGGGCCAGAGTTTCGGGATCTGGGTTGTCCGGGTCCGCGTCTGGGTCGGACTGTCCGGTCACCGACCGTATGCGCTTCACCAGCTCGTCGCGCT